CCGTACCGATGTAGCCGTTTGCAAGCGTCGAATCCGTCTTGCTCGTGCCTGCAGCGACAAAGCGCGAATCCTTCAGCATGAAACCGTAGAACGCGGACGGAACGACAACGAAGCGGCCGTCAGCCGGAACGTTCTGATCGTCGAGTGCGCCTTTCAGGTCAACGAGGGATTCATATGCTTTCGTTGCGGACGTAATCGCAAGCGGCGTCGTATCATCGCCGAGACCTTTCGTAACGCCGGCTTTTTTGTAGAAGCTTGCGATGTACTGGTCGATCGTATCGCGGATACCGTACGATGCGCGCTGCATGGCGCCGTCAACGAGGTTGACATTGGCCTGAGCCGCGTCAACGTCCTCGACCGAGAACGCGAAGTATTTGTTCTGGTCGATTACGAGTTCCGTCGGCGTACCGTCAACGTTCTCGATCTCGATATCCGTGCCCTTCGTGTAGTCTTTAATCGTAACGTCGCTGATCTGGTTGATCTTTACCGTATCGCCGGCATTGCGGATATCGCCCTCATAGTCACGGTTGCAAAGATTGCCGTAGACAAGGCTTTTATCCAGATGTGCGAGCAGACGCGCTTCCCAGATCGTTGGAATAAACGTAGAAATTGCCATTATTTTTCAGCTCCTTCATTAAGTCCTTTACTGATTTCGCCCCAATGCTCATTGATCTGTTCACGGGACATTTTTTTCAAATCTTCCATCGAATACTTATGGCCGCCGGCACCGCTGCCGCTTCCGCCGCCAGCTCCCGTCTGGACGTCATTCTTGACTGCCCACGGGTTCGCCTTCAGCCACGCAGCAACACCGTCTTCAAGCGAAAGCTCCTTGTCGCCGCTCTTCATAACAGCCGTATCATCATCCTTCATGGTGACGCTGCCGGAGAACATCTTGACGATCTCTTCCGGCTTTACAGCCTTGCCCTGCGTGAGGGCTGAGAGAAGCTTCGACCGGACGGAGGTACGCACGCGCCTGTCGTGTTCCTCCTGCGCCTTCTTCTGGGACTCATTATACTTGTCCGTCAGGTCCTTCAGGCTCTTCTGCAGATCCGTGATCTGCGTGCCGACCTTGCCCGGATCGCCGATCTGGCGGATCACGTTCAGCGTGTTGGCCAGATTTCCGAGCGACTGCTCGACATTGCCGTCATCGCGAAGGCCGAGCGCATCAAGCACTTTGTTCCGGTCGGTACGATAGCGGGCTGCCTCGTTTCTGGTGTTCTGAAGTGCGTTCTGCAGATCAGCTACCATTGCACCGCCATTCTCGACCGTTCCGAGTGCTGCATAAATTTGTTCCAGTGTGTAAGCCATAATATTTTCCTTTCTGCCGTCAGGGCATAAAAAATAGCCGTTCTTTAACGCCTGCGGTCCGGGTCATCCGGCGGAAAGGCATGAAAAAAGCACTCATGATTCAATCACAAGTGCTTATGTATTCTGTTTTAGATAAACGGCGTCAACTTTTATGATTTGGGCACTTCAAACATCTCGCATGGAAATCCGGAGACTCCTTAATTTCTTTAATCCCCACGTGAGACGTAACCTTTACGATTCTCTCTGCCACGGTACAGGTTTCAAAGCAATCGTACTCATCGATTTTCTTATTAATTATCGGGCATAACACCTTCATCTTTGAGCACCTCCACAACCTTTAAAGCTCCCGCGTCAAACTCATTCCCCCTAAACGCTGTACGTATTATTTTCTCGTCTAATACGTAAACCCATCCATTTACAGCGCAATATATTTCGCAGCGCCCCTTCCACCGAGTAAAAGAGATAACCGCTCTTTGTATCATACTCTTTGCTTCGCGCTCGGTTATATCGTGTTGCTGTGTTTTTACATGATTAGAATCAAATTTTAAATTCTCTGCATCTACCGACCTTGGCGGATAATTCAACCCTTCAAATTTAAAATTAGTTTTTTCTACCTTTTCTTTAATTATATCACGTTTCTTTTCAATAGCGCCATTAAGTTTAGGGGATTCAAGGTACTTCGTGCTATAATTTTTCGCCAGTTTCTGCCATCCGGTTCCCCTTTGGAACTGAGCGTATCCAGAAACGCCCAACAGCCTTTTCTGATGCGCCGGTGACTGTTTGCTCACCCACTCGTTCCCGGCTTCATCGACGCGATCAACCGGGTGACGGTCTCTTCCCAGTTCGCTTCGATAAACCGGAGCCAGATGGCAGAGGCAGTGAGGATGAACAGGCAAATTCGGTGTTTTATCTTTCGGAAAAACTCCGGGGCCTAATCCCCAAAGATTCGCTTCGGCATAAAGATTGCAAATATCATACTCGGGATGACGGCTGGATAATTTCCATTTGTAGGCAACGACAGTATCATCAAGCTGGTATTTCGTGAGAAATCCATCTGCCCACGCCCTCGCCGCTTCGGTCCTCGCAACACGTTCGGCGACGTACCGGCTCTTTTCCTCGACGGCCGTTCTGATCGACCGTTCGAGCGCTTTCTGTGTCCCCTCGGCGACTGCCTTCAAGAGTTCGGAGTATGCCGAGCGTAACGCAATATTCGGTGCACCATTTTGGCCAAGACGATTGACAAGGCGCTGCGCTCTTCGGACTTTCGAGAGAAGCGCGGCCTGATCGGTCTCTGTCAGATCGGAACGCCGGGCAAAGCTGACAATGTCGGCCAGATATTTTGGTAAAGGCTGCTGACGCGTCACTCGGCCGGCATTATATCCGTCATAGAGTGCCCGCGCAGCCTGCATGGCGTGTTTGCTTTGTTTCTGCTGCTCCCGGATCGTTGAGACGATCTTATTGCGCATCTCTTTGTCGGCTCCGTGGATTTTCTCCGAAAGCGTCATGCCCGAGTCATCCCATGCCTCCGTGAGCTCCGGAAGCAGTTTCGGAGCCGTGGGGCCGTTCTGTTCGAACGAGACTTTGATAGACTCGTGCAGGGCATTCGTGAACCAGTCAACGAACTCTGCGGCCGTCCATGCCTGATTGACCTTGTTTTCCGTCTGCCGGCTGTCTTCCTCGTTTCCCTGCAAGGATGCAAGAATCAGCGAGCTGATCGACCGTGCTTTTTTGCTGAATGATCGGCTGAACCGGGTCAGTATCTTTTGAATCGGACTGGCCATCTCATCAGCCTCCTATCATTGCTCCTCGTCGTCCTCGTTCTGATCCTCTTCGTTATTTCCGTCTTCATTCGGCGGTACCGGCGGCTCAGGCGGCTCGGCGTGGAGCTGATCCTGCCGCTCCTTCTCCATCTGCTTGAGCAGTTCGTCGAAACGCTCGTCCGGAATATCCGGGCAATATGCCGCAAGGACTTTCTTCAGGACTTCTTCACGCAAACCATCCGTCAGGTTCAGGTCAAGCACGGCCTGCGCGTTCTGAATCTCAGCCGTCAGGTCAACGATGCCGAAGTCATCCGGGTAGCTGACGGTGTACTCGATCTCGCTGTTCAGCCAGCCCGCGAAGATCTGCATGGCCTGCTCTTCCGCTCTCGCGCACTGATGCGCAAAATTGGCGAGCTGCTGGTTCGTCCGCTCAAACTCCCATTGGCGCGAAATGCCGCTTGTATTCTGTGACGACGGCGTCGAAAGCATGAACGACAGGCTGCTCATGCGGTACATTTCCTGCACGAGCATGGAAATCTGCGACTGCAGAATATTGGCCGGATCGGAAGGCGGCGCAATGAACGCCGGTTCATGCGTGCTGTCCGGTGAATAGCCCAGCGCGTTATTATTGCCGATAACGAGTTCCTTGGCGTCAAGGGACGGGATCGTCAGCAACGGGAATGTCTGGTTTCGAAGAATCTCGCCGAGCCACGAACAATGGTTATAAAGCGCCTTGGCGACCTTGGCCACCGGAAGCATTTCCGGAGACGGAAGCATCGTCTTCTGCTCAAGGTTGCGGCTGAAGAGCGGCACAACCGGCACAACGCCGAGGTTGTACGTGCCTGTTGCTTCCTGTACGTTATCGCCGAAAATGCGCCATCCTTCGCGGTCGTAATGCGTGTAGCGGTAGGTAATGGCGCCGTCCTTGATGCTCTCAATCTCCTGAAAGTCGATATAAAGCAGGTTCCCGTTTTTATCGATGCCGTATTCCTTGACTTCCTCCGGCTTCATCAGGTAAACGTACGGGAACTGACGCATCTTGAGCATCTCGTCAAGATTCCTTGCGCTGATGTGCTGCGGCATGTCAACGACAATAAAGGCAACGCCGTAAAGCTTGGCCGTCGAAGCGGCAAGCTTCATAAACGCGCCGATCTTCGTACCGTTGCCGTCCACGTCCTTGAGGAATTCCTCGACAGCCGCGTCAGCCCCGCCTTCATAATCCCGGAGCGGAGGACGTTTAAACACCGGATCGACAAGCGCGTTGACAATCGGCATGACGTAGTTCAAATAATATGCGTTCTTCCGGCGGTATTCGAAGTCCTGGTCACTCTCGCGCTTATGCTTTTCGAGGTAGCCACCGTTTTCGAAGCCGCCGGTTCCGAAGTATGCATCTTTCAAAAGCTGGTATTGACTCATGTGACACCTCCTTAGTAGCTGATCCGTTTCGGGACAATCCTTGACCTGCGCATGACGCTGTCGAGTGCGTACCGTGCCGCGTCAATCGAATGGTTGTCCGCATCAGGATAAGCGCTGATAAACTGGCCGTCCCGGTTCCGTTCGTACTCATAGCTGACGAACTCCCGGAACGTGTTTGGAGCCCGCCGTTTATCGATATAAATATGATTCCTGTCCTGCAGCCACTTGATACCGAAATCGACCGAGTCACGGCCTTTCTTGGCGCCCTGAACATGAAGGCCGAGCTCGTTCATCTCGGCGATGCTCTTCGGCTCAGCACCGTCCGCCGTGATCCAGCTCGTTCCCGCCTTCACGCGGATCAGGTTCGTTGCCCTGCTGTTCGTCAGGCGCTGTTGGTAAATCTCATCGAAAATATAAATGTCCTCGTGCTTCGCGTCGTAGTAAATCGACACGAACGCCAGCGGGTCAATCGTGAACCCGAAGTCAAGGCCGAAATAAAGACGGTCAAAACCGTTGACGGTCTGATCGTCCATCTTCCTATCCTCGACATTGTCAAAGACAGCGCCGCCGGTTCCCGTGACCTCGCCGAGGTACTCATGACGGTACGCCATCTCGTTTTTCTGTTTCAGCTTGTCTGCTTCCAGAAGGAACTGCTCGCCGAGCCATTCGGGCGGTACGTCGAGGTACGTCGAATGATCGACCAGTCTGTCGGGATCGTCGAGAAGCATTTCCTCGTTGACCCAGTTGTTCTGACTCTTCGGCGGGTTGAACGAATAAAAGCACCAGTATTCGGGGCCGCCGCGCAGCAGGGACTGATTCAGGCTTCGAATCTCATCCATGCCGGCGAACTGATCCAGCTCCTCATACCACACAATGCCGACATAGCCGAAGGGAAGCTTCAGGGACTTGACCTTACTCTTGTCATCGACACCGAGGAACAGGATCTTCTGTCCTGTCTTCTTGTACGTGATCTCCGGCGGGGACGTTCGTATCTTGAACTCGCCCAGCGCGTCCATCTGCTCGATAACCCATTCCATCTGGGGAACGACCGAGTTGCGGAGCGTGCTTCCGACCTTTCGCATGACAACAGCATGGCAGTTCGGATGCGTCACCAGCAGGTTGATAATCTCAACGCTGATGAACGACGACTTTGTCGAACCGCGGCCGCCTTTCTCGCAGTAATGCGTGTACCTGTGCTTTTTACATGCCCGGTGCACGCGATGGAAATGAGGCGCGATCAGCTCAGTCAGTTTCTTCGCCATCGTCATCATCTCCAATATCATCAATAATCGTAATGCCGCCGTGCTTCTCCTCGGCGTTCATGCTGTTGAGCTCGGCGCGCAGCTTCTTGATGCGAAGATCCTGCTCCTCGATATCCTTGGCCGGACACTTCGAATACAGTTTCGCCAGTTCCTTGCCGGCGGTGATCCGGTCGAAGACAACCGGCGACCGCTCGATCACGTCTCCCTTGGCGGTAACGACCTGCTCCGTCTCCTTGCCCCGCATGACCGAGGAAAAGAACTCCATGACCTCTTTCATGCTCGCAACCTTGGTGGTCTCGATCTCCTCAAGGCGAGCGGCAAGGGCTTCCCGAATGTACACTTTTGACATATTGTTCGCGCCGACTTGCCTTGCGCTTCGCTCCGAATATCCAGCCCGTTTCGCCGCCTCCGTCGCATTACGGCACTCAATATACGCGTCAACAAACGCCCGCTGCTTCGCCGTGAGTTTCACATGATCACCGCCTCCCCGCCTTTTATTGCAATCAAAAAGGACGCCACCTTTGGGTAACGTCCTGCATATTTATTTTCGTCCTCCCTATCCACGATAAAAGCCCGGGAACTGTTTTGTCCGCGGGCTTTTATCGAGTCGCAATTTTATCATAAGGAGGGATGTAGAATCTTTCCGAGCCAAGCAATGTTTTAGGCTTGTTGTCTGTATCTCACAAACAACCTTGTCTTTATTATAACCAAATTTCGCCGGGAAAATTCTTAGAATTTTAATCAATCGTAATTAATCGCGCCTGCACAGCATAAAGCATGGCGCGCTGGCTGACCTCATCGGCGAAATTATAGCGTGTAGCGCGACTGATATGAAGCGCCATGCAGGTCTTTACCCATGGCTCGCCGTTAAAATTCCGCCGTGCAATTTCAGCATGAAGACTGTCGCACCAGCGGTAAGTCTGATCGATAACCTTTAGCCAACGCTCCGGGTATACCAGCTTCCCTGTACCGATCGTAATGCAATAGACTTCCTCAACAGCATTAAGAGCCTGCACAGCTGTCGGATCACTGACACCGGCATGGCCGCCAGAACCTTTCGCCGGATCATCGCGATACTCAGCAACCGCTTTTCGGATTTCTTTTTCATGCCCGAAAACAAAATAAATCTTTTTCCAGTTTTCTTTCTTGCGCTTCCACGCCATCGTGTCACCTTCCCGTCAATCCCTCATAACAAAGTCAACGATCACGCTGATCAGAACCACCGTCAGTGCGTAAAAGAATATTTCGGTCATCCTTCTGCTCCTTTTTGGTCTCGCGCCATTGGCACCATCCGTAGTACGGCTTCCCCGGCATGCAAAGCTTTTTCTTGATGCACATTGTACACGTATCGATGCCTTTCATAATCCCGTCGCCCTCTTTCCGCGCGTTGCGTAACTTGCTACAGTTCCCTTCGATGCACCGAAATATTCCGCGATCTCGGCGATCTTGGCTCCTTTCCGACGCATTTCGTAAGCAATGCGGTTACAGGTCGTGGCTTTGCTTTCTGTCACGCCCGGAAGTTTCAATTGGCTTTTCTGTCCATGCGCATATGCTGCCCACGCCTGTTCCGGTGTCAGGATATTAGGCGCGTAAAGCATAATGGCCAAAACGTACCAGTTATCGACGTTCATGATTTCTTCTTTACTCATGCCAACTCCCCTCCGCAAAACGCATCCCACCGTCACGCTTCGCATTGCTGAGATTGATCCGGTGCATAAATTCCTGACGCATTTTCTCGTCACAGCCGCATGCGTTCATAAGGCCAACCTTGGCGACAATGGCGTCACAGCATTCCAACATAAGGTGTTCCCACTTCTCGACATTTCCCTGATCGAAATACCAATCCGAAAACGCCTGATCATGCTCCCCAGCTTCTTCTCTCGACTTTACAAAATAATCAATCGGTTTCCAGTCTTTATAAAGAGGTCCGTCACAAGGATGCGGCAGGACGGCTTTTTCGCTGGTGACGATCCGCGGCTTGCAAAACGCATTCATAAGCGGGCTTTCCTTCGCTTTGCAAGGCAATCCTTTTACGGCATTGATTTCATTGGCGGCGATTACGCCGAGCCTAGCCACTTTCGCGTATTCCTTATTTTCAACCTCGGCGATTTTCGACAGGACAGCATTCGGCGAATCCTGCACAAGAAGCTCTGCATAATCTGTCGCGATCAAAGTTTTTCCGTCTGGCGTTTGACGAAAAA